GCAACAAATACGGCGGGAACTGGAATACTTTCTAGTGCAGGAAAATTTGCAACATTAATATCAGATGGTTATTTTTGGATAATAAGGGAGTCTAATTAATGGCTAATTTATCATTTGAAATTACAGGAGATATACAAGCAGATGGAAATTATAAAACTTCTCTTTCAATTAATCCATCAGTTGCAGCAGTAGCAGCTTTCTCAACTTCAGCTGCTACATCAACAGATGGTATTACTTGGATACTACGTACTTTGCCCATATCTGCAGCTTGGTATGGAGTAACTTATGGCAATGGAGTATTTGCTGCAGTAGCAAACAGCTCAACAGCAGCAGCCTCATCAACCAACGGAATTACATGGACGTTACGAACCATGCCAGCATCTAAAACTTGGTATTCAATAACTTATGGCAATGGATTATTTGCTGCAGTAGCACAAAGCTCAACAGCAGCAGCCTCATCAACCGACGGCATAACATGGACATTAAGAACTTTGCCGTCATCTGCATCTTGGATATCAGTAGTCTATGGCAATGGAGTATTTGCTGCAGTAGCAAACAGCTCAACAGCAGCAGCCTCATCAACCAACGGAATTACATGGACGTTACGAACCATGCCAGCATCTGCAACTTGGTATTCAGTAACTTATGGAAATGGAGTTTTTGCAGCAGTAGCAAACAGCTCAACATCAGCAACCTCATCAACCGATGGAATTACATGGACGTTACAAACTTTGCCAGCATCTACATTTTGGATTTCAGTAACTTATGGCAATGGATTATTTGCTGCAGTAGCACAAGGCACAACATCAGCAACCTCATCAACCGACGGCATAACATGGACGCTACGTACTTTGCCTTCAGTCGCAAACTGGTATTCAGTAACTTATGGCAATGGAGTATTTATTGCAGTAGCATACACATCAGCAGCCTCATCAACCGATGGTATAACATGGGCTACAACACCTTTGCCAGCAGTTGCACAATGGCAGTCAGTAGCTTATGGCGCTTCAACTCAACTTTCTCAAACTGTTCCATCCTCTACCTTAATTCCAAATAATCAAAATGTAACTTCAAATATTCAAACACAAATAAATAATGGTTTGCCCATAAATAATCCAACATTAACATCTGCAAATTTAATATCAAGTAATTTACAAAGTAATGCATTTGTTGCAATAGCACAAGGCTCATCAACAGCAGCCTCATCAACCGACGGCATTACTTGGTCTTTACGCACTTTGCCAGCATCTGCAAACTGGTATTCAGCAGCTTACGGCAATGGAATATTTGCTGCAGTAGCATACACATCAACTTCAGCAGCTTCATCAACTAATGGCATAACTTGGACTACAAGAACTTTGCCAGCATCTGTATATTGGCGTTCAATAACTTATGGCAATGGCATATTTGTTACAGTAGCAAGCGGCCCATCAACATCAGCAGCCTCATCAACCGACGGCATAACATGGACATTAAGAACTTTGCCAGCATCTGCAAGTTGGTATTCAGTAACTTATGGCAATGGAATATTTGTTACAGTAGCATACACATCAACTTCAGCAGCTTCATCAACTAATGGTATTACCTGGTCTTTACAAACTTTGCCAGCATCTGCAGGTTGGTATTCAATAGCTTATGGCAATGGAGTATTTGTTGCAATTCAAAATGGCTCATTAACAACAATAGCCTCATCGCCCGACGGTATAACATGGACACTACATAATCTGCCCAATTTTACTACATCTTGGGATTCAATAACTTATGGGAATGGATTATTTTTTGTAGTATCAACAAGTAACTCAACACCAGCAGCCTCATCAACTGATGGCATAACATGGACGCTACGAACCATGCCAGCAAACGCAAATCAAGCATATTGGGCATCAGTATCCTATAGCAATGGATTATTTGTTGCAGTAGCAACCAGCACAACAGCAGCAGCCTCATCAACCGACGGCATAACATGGACGCTACGCACTTTGCCAGCATACGAAAACTGGTATTCAATAACCTCAGCACCAACTCAATCTTCAATAAATTCACAATCAATTCAAGGGCAAACAATTCAATATGTATCAACCAATACATATGTTGTAGGATTATATGATAAAAGTATAACATTCAATGGAACCGCAACATGTACAGTAACTTTACCAATTGCAGGACAATATCCAGGAAGAGAAATACATTTAAAGACAACTGCAGCATTTACTGTAATTTCTGCTTCTTCTAACGTATTCCCGCTCGCAACAAATACGGCGGGAACTGCAATATTACCAGCAACAGCAGGAAAGTATGCTAAATTAGTATCAGATGGATATTTCTGGATTATAATGGAGGCTAACTAATATGGCTAATTTACCTTTTGAAGTTACAGGAGATGTAGCAGTAGATGGAAATTATATTTCTCCTGATAAAGCTGTTTCAGTCCCCGCTTCCACTTTAATTCCAAATAATCAAAATGTAACTTCAAATATTCAAACACAAATAAATGGGTTAGCAACTTTAAATAATCCAACATTAACATCCGCAAATTTAATATCAAGTAATTTACAAAGCAATGTTTTTATTGCAATAGCAAACAGCGTAACATCAGCAGCCTCATCAACCAATGGTATTACCTGGTCTTTACGTACTTTACCATCAAGCGCAAGTTGGCAATTAATAACTTACGGCAATGGTGTATTTTCTGCGGTAGCAGTAGGTACAACAGCAGCCTCATCAACCGACGGTATAACTTGGTCTTTACGTACTTTGCCAGCATCTGCAAACTGGTATTCAGCAACTTATGGCAACGGTGTATTTATTGCCGCGGCGTATAGCTCAACTTCAGCAGCTTCATCAACTGACGGCATAACATGGACGCTAGGTACTTTGCCATCAGCCGCAACTTGGTTATCAATAACTTATGGCAATGGCATATTTGCTACAATAGCACAAAGCTCAACATCAGCAGCATCATCAACCAATGGTATTACTTGGACGCTACGTACTTTACCATCATCTGCATCTTGGATATCAGTAGCTTATGGCAATGGAGTATTTGCTGCAGTAGCACAAACTTCAACTTCAGCAGCCTCATCAACCAATGGCGTAACTTGGACTTTAAGAACTTTGCCAGCATCTGCAGGTTGGGTTTTAGTATCTTATGGCAATGGATTGTTTGTTTCAATAACAAATAACTCAACTACAGCAGCCTCATCAACTGATGCTATAACATGGACTACAAGAACTTTACCAGCATCTGCAACTTGGTATTCATTATCTTATAGTAACGGTATATTTGCTGCAATAGCATACACATCAACAACAGCAGCCTCATCAACCGACGGCATAACATGGACGCTACGCACTTTGCCAGCATCCGCAAACTGGTATTCAGTAACAGCAGCACCAACTCAATCTTTAATAAATTCACAATCAATTCAGGGACAAGTTATAAATTCAATTACAACTCCATCTTATACTGTAGGGCCATATGATAAATATATTGTTTATAATAATTCAAATCCCGCCCTTATTGGTCCATTTGTTGCAGTAGCAGGCGGTCCATCAACAACAGCAGCTTTATCAACCGACGGCATAACATGGGCGCTAGGTACTTTGCCAGCAACTTCAGCTTGGCGTTCAATAACTTATGGTAATGGAGTATTTGCTGCAGTAGGAAATAGCTCAACAACAGCAGCCTCATCAACCGATGGTATAACATGGACGCTACGCACTATGCCAGCATCTGCAGCTTGGACATCAGCAACTTATGGCAATGGATTATTTGCTGCAATAGCAAATGCATCAACAACAGCAGCCTCATCAACAGATGGCATTACTTGGACTTTAAGAACTTTGCCAGCAAGTGCTAACTGGACATCAGCAACTTATGGCAATGGATTATTTGCTGCAATAGCAAATACATCAACATCAGCAGCCTCATCAACCGATGGTATAACATGGACACTACGTACTTTGCCATCACCAGCTGCAGTATGGGTATCAGTAGTCTATGGTAATGGAGTATTTGCTGCAGTAGCATACGGCCCATCAACAACAGCAGCCTCATCAACCGATGGTATAACTTGGTCTTTACGTACTTTGCCAGCATCTGCAAATTGGGAATCAGTAACTTATGGTAATGGAACCTTTTTAGCAGTACAAGCCTCTGCCACCACATCAGCAGCCTCATCAACCGACGGCATAACATGGACGCTACGCACTTTGCCGTCATCTGCATCTTGGGTATCAGTAGTCTATGGCAATGGAATATTTGCTGCAATAGCACAAAGCTCAACATCAGCAGCCTCATCAACCGATGGTATAACTTGGTCTTTACGTACTTTGCCAGCATCTGCACTTTGGTATTCAATTTCACCCACTATATCTTCCACAACAATAACTCTTCCAAATGCGGGCATATACCCAGGGCGGGAAATTACAATAAAATCTTTAGGTCTTGGAGTTATAAATTCAAATTCTTTAAATGTAATCTCATTAGCATCAAATACGTCAGGAAATTTAATAATATCTGCAGCAGGCAAGTTTGCCAGATTAGTTAGTGATGGATTTAACTGGATAATTGCCAGATCAAATTAGATATGCTACAATATACTAGACAATAAGGAGAAATAAATGTCAACAAGATATGAAATAGAAGAAGGAACAAATGCAGTAATGATATTTTACGGAGAATCCCCGCAACCTTCTCTTTATCAACCAACTTGGCCAGGAGGAAATCCTTGGGCAGATACTGCAGAAGCAGAAACATGGGCAAAACTTTATATTGCATCAGTTACAGATGAGGCTGCTCCATACGCACCAAATCATCCAGGAGAAGAAGGCGCACCAAAACCAACTCCAGAAGAAATTGCTAAAATGCAAGCAGAACTAGAAGCCCGCAGGAATCCTGCGCCTCCAGTTGCTTAAATATTTTAATTAAACAAAGGATTTTAAATGAAACACTATGACGTGTTAATTGCGACACCTGGTGCTGTGCTTGAAGCACAATATGTAAAAAGTTTAGTTTTAACATTAGCAGAATGCGATAAGCGTGGCATTTCTTATAAATGGCTTAACGCTTATTCTTCTTTAGTCCATCATGCACGAGAATTAACTGCATCAGGCGGGACAGGGTTAGAATTAAACCCAGATCATAAAGGTCCTGTAGGAGACTCTGTAACATATAAAAAGATATTTTGGATAGATTCAGATATTGCATGGACGCCAGAACAATTTTTTAAAATCTATGATTCTGAATATGACGTAACTGCAGGATGTTATTTATTGGCGGATGGAACTACAACCACAATACATCCATGGGGGAATAACAATGGCATACCCGTAAATGAAATTTTACAGCTAAAAGAACCATTAAAAGTTCAAAGCATAGGATTTGGATTTGTTGCAATGAAATCAGGAGTATTTGAAAAATTACCAAGACCTTGGTTTAAGCATTTTGATCAAGCAGTAATGACATCTACGGGAAATCAAATTGTAGATTCTATAGGTGAAGATATATCTTGGTGTATTAAAGCATATCAGGCAGGGATAGATATTTATTTTGATCCCGCCGTATTAGTTAATCATATGAAGAAAATGGAAATCAAATGGCCGAAATAAAAAAGAAAAGTATTTATATAGCAACACCAATGTATAATTCCACATGTAGTGGATATTATGCAAGAAGCTTAACGGATTTGGTTATTACATTATTGCAAAATGGGCATGAAGTGCATTTTCAAGATGTTTATAATTCTAGTCTAATAACAGAAGCTAGGAATTTTCTTACAGAAGATTTCCTTAGAAAAGGCTATGATTATATGCTGTTTATAGATGCAGATCAAGGCTTTAATCCTATGGGTGTATTAAAAATGATTGAAGAAGATGAAGATGTTATTGCAGGCGTAGTTCCACTTAAAATTATAAATTGGGATGGCGTATTACAAGCATCAAGACAAGGAAAAATAGATTTACAAAATTATACAACAGCGCATAATGTTACTCCTTTAAATGATTTGCAAGCAGACAAAAATAAAAAAATTGAAGTTAAATCTGCTGGGACAGGGCTACTTCTTATAAGTCGTAAAGTATTTGAAACATTAAAGCCTTTAGTAAAGACGTATAAGTTTTCAGGTACACCTTGTTTAAATCTTAATCAAGGAGACCCTATTTCTAATTTTTGGGATTTGTCCATTGATGATAGTGGCAATAAATTTGGAGAAGATGTTAATTTTTGTAAACTTTGGCGGGGAACTGGCGGAAAAGTTTATACAACATTTTGGCCACAAGCTACACACATAGGAAATCACGTATATCGTTAATGAATTTAGTTCAAAGATCTGTTGAAAAAGGTGGAAAATTAGCCCCACTAGTTATTTCTAAAGGATTAACAAGCGGGACGGGATTAATGAATCCGTCTATATTTATAGATAATGATGGAGATATATTAGTTAATCTTCGTCATGTAAACTATACGCTATATCATTCTGAAAATAAACAAATGTTTCCATCAATTTGGGGACCATTATCTTATTTACATCCAGAAAAAGATCAAAATTTAAGAACAACAAACTATATCATGAGATTGAATGAAGATTTAGTTACAACAGATTATTGTTTGATTGATACAAGTGAGTTAGATGTATTTCCATTTTGGGAGTTTGTTGGAGAAGAAGATGCTCGTCTTGTACAATGGGATGGCGAATATTATGCAATTGGCGTTAGAAGAGATACTAAACCTTCAGGTGAAGGCCGCATGGAATTATCTAAAATTAAATTGGATAAAAAGAAATGGACAGCAAAAGAAGTCTCCCGCATTAGAATTCCAGCTCCAGGCACAGATGAATCATATTGTGAAAAAAATTGGTACCCTATTCTTGATAAACCATATCATTTTGTAAAATGGACTTCACCTACTGAAATTGTAAGAACTTATCCTGATTTACCGCCAAGATGTGAACAGGTTTCTCATAAAGAAACAAATTTAAAATTAATTGCAGATCAAAGAGGCGGGTCACAATTAATTGCTTGGGGAAATTATTATCTTTGTGTAACCCACGAAGTAAGTCTATTTAATAATTATTTATCTCAAAAAGATGGGATATATCGCCATCGCCTATGTGTGTGGGATAAAGAATACAATCTTATTGGAATGTCAAAAGAACCATTTTCATTTTTAGATGCAAGAATAGAATTTGCTGCAGGTGCAGCAGTACACAATAATGATTTACTTATATCATTTGGCTTTCAAGATAATGCAGCGTTTGTTTTAAAAGTACCAAATGTTGTAGTTGAAGAAATGATAAAGGATGCGTTATCTAATGACAATTGAACAATTAATTGAAAATGCTTCACATGACATGTTTAACCCAAAATTAAATTTTGAAATTGCTAAAAAATATGAAGAGCTAGGTCAAACAGCTTCTGCTGTATCTTTTTATTTAAGATCGGCAGAGTATGGGTATGATTCTGATCCATTAATTGTATATGCATCTTTATTAAAAATGTCGTTTTGCTTTAATGATCAAAACGGGCGGGAAAATACAGTAAAGCACTGTTTATTACAAGCAATAGAATATATGCCCAATAGACCAGAAGCCTATTTTCTCATGTCTCGTTATTATGAAAGAATGCAAAAATGGCAAGAATGCTACACCTTTGCTGGGATAGGATTATCTCATAATTCCCGCACAGAAAAATTGCCAGCAGATGTTGAATATTATGGAGTTTATTGTTTAGAGTTTGAAAAGGCCGTATCAGGATGGTGGTTGGGTAAAAAGCGGGAATCTGAAGAAATTTTTAAAAGACTTCTTACTCAAGACATAAATTTGGTATATAGGTCATCTATAGAATACAACTTACAAAAGATATAAGTGTAAAAATAGTTTATATAGCAAGAAAAATGGCATTGAATTGTTCACTTTTTAAGATTTAGGTGGTATTATTGGCATATGAGTAAAATGAAAGTAACACCTATTGATGAGGTAAATTGGGGCCTGTATGCCTGGATGATGCCAGATGAGACACTTGTTATGGACGAAGAAGGTGGATATTTAAGCATTCCTTCTATGAAGGGTGATATCCGTCAAATTAAAAAACTTAAAGATGCAGCAAAGTACCACGGCCTAGAAGATGGCCATCCAGTATTTTTTGCGGGACATAGACCAGTAGATAATGAAGAACTTGAAACACAAAAGCAAAGAATGGAATTAGGTCTTGTGCCAGATGTTATGGATACTCCAGCAATGCTTGAATATTATAAAGAAATGAAGGAGATGAAACTTGGCTAATTTAACCATAGACGACAGTATTGATGATGATGAAGGTGGAATTACCGTTAAGTTAGATGCGCCATCTCATACAGTAGAACATGATTTTGATGATCCATTTAATACAAAATGGGAAGAAATAAAAAAAGCAGAAGGCTTAAGCCCCAATTTTCGCAGACAAGCATCAAGACTTGAAAAATCATTTGTCGGACAAGGCGATGCAAAATCTAAAAAACTTGACCCGCTAGACCTTACAGGGTATTCGCTTTTTCAAATTGTTCAGCCACCATATAACGTCTTGTATTTAGCGCAACTATATGATGTTTCTCCATACCATCACTCTGCCGTTAATGCTAAAGCAGCAAACGTCGTAGGCTT